TAAAACTACAGCATTACCACTTGAGCCATGTCTATTAGTATGAGTTGCAGTTACAAAATAATCTCCAGCGACTTCTGGGGTAAATCTTCCATTTGAAGTATTATAATCAGTTCCAGAATTTACAGTTGTGTTTCCTAAAACTATTGTTGTTGCTGTATTGTGTGCTAAAGAGTAATTTCCAGTTTGATAAGCTGTAAAATATGGTTGATTATTTCCACCAGCACCAGTTACAGTTCCTGTAAATGCAAAGTTATCTGCAAGGTTAATTGATTCTGATTGTATTTTATCTATTGCCATAATAATTTATCCTATTAATTTGTGTCCTTGAAAAAAAGTTGTTTTTGCATTATCTGCAACAATAAATGATCCACCATCATCAGTATTACCTTGATAATAAACTTCATAATAATCACCAACAGAAGCATCTACTGTAACACTTATATTTGCTGTAACCATAGCCAAATCAGTTGTTCCACTATTTGTGTATGAAAGTGTGTGTCTAAATAATTCTGATCCATTTTTGTAAATATAAAGTTTTCTATCTTGAATACTTCCATCTGAATCATAATCTTCAACTGATGCGTTTAAATAATATTTTCCAGCTTTTCCAGATGGAACTGTAAATTTATCAGATGCAAAAGCACTATCACTATCTATTGTTTCGCTATCAAATGTAATTTTTGTTGAAGCATTATCACTTAAAGTTTGAGAAGAAGTTTTTTGAACTAAAAAATATGGAGTATTATCTCCACCAGCAGAAGCAAAAGTATTATCGCCTCTTAAAAATGTAGTTGCGTCTTTTGTACCAGTAGCAGATAGTTGCGATAAACCAACAGAACCATCTGGAGCATTTACAGTTTGTAAAGCTCTACCAAGATAAACACAATACATTTCATCTGTACCATTAACCAATGCTGCAGAAAGTGTTAGTGTAGTACCACTAGCAGTATATGCTTTTCCTGATCCTGGTTCTTGAATTACATTATTAATTACAAGTCTAATATCATTTTCATTAGTTATAGCATGACTTAAAGTGTATGCAGTTTGAGAATTTACAATAGTAAATACTTGTTTCTCAAAACTAATAAAACTATTAGCTGGTTCTTGTCCTATATAAGCCATCTTACGTTATCTCCATTATAGACAAAGTTGCATCAATCTTAGCTGACACAGAACAATCAATCTTCAACACATCAGTTGTTTGCATAACGTATTTACCACCAGATAAAAGTTCTAAAGAACTTCCAGCTGGAATACTTGCATCTTTCACAACTGTTACATTTTCATTAGTTTCAGTATCAGAAGTGTCAGATTCTATCTTTACTGTTGCTGTTACTGCTGATGTGTGAACATTACAAAGTGTAAGTCCAATCAGTACAGTTGTTGTTGAAGATGGTACTGTGTATAAAGTCAAAGCTGTACCAGCAGAGCTGGGCATTGCTGCATTTGTTTTTACTTTAAAAGTATTTGCCATTTATCCTCCTATTATCCTAAAGCTATTGCTAGAGCTGTAGGATCATCTTTTGAAAATCCTTGATTCTCTATGAATGTTGATACTCTTGATAAAGCTGCTTTTTTATTAGTACCACCAGCTCCATCATCTACTACAATTAAATCAGACGTAGTTAAATCTGCTCCAATGTCTGTGCCACCATCAATATCAATAGCAGCTACTGGCAAAGTTCCTGTATCACCAGTTCCAATTAAAGTTCCTGTCGCTACTGGTAGAGTTACTACTGCACTACTTCCAGCAGAATGTGGTTGTGCTTGTAAAGTTTGTGCATGAGCATTTGATGACTCACAATAAAATTTTACTTTTGATACTGCACCAGTTCCAGTTCTAATATCTATATTACCATCAGAAACAGTAACACCACCAGAACTACCATTACCATCTATTAAAACTTTACCAGATCCATTTGGTAATACAGATATATTACCATTAGATACAGATACTATTTCTGATATAACTGGTGATGTTAAAGTTTTGTTTGTTAAAGTTTGTGTTCCAGTAAGAGTTACATCTCCAACATTAGCTGGTTGGACTACTGTAAATGTTATGGTATCAGATCCTAATGAAGCATCAGAATCAGTAGTACATAAAAACATTTTTTCTGCATTAGTTGATCCTTCTTGGATTATTACTAATTGTCCTGCTAGTTCTCCAATAGCATCAAAGTCTGTATCTCTAGATGCAGTGCCTGAAGCTACTACTGTATATATACCATTTTGTGATGCTGTAGATTGATCTTTAACTAATACTCTGTTTCCAGTTGCAAGTGTAATACCATCTAAAGTATCACCATTTTGTAAATCTGATGATAATGTAATGTTTCCTGTTGTTGCAGCTCTACAAATAATTCTAGTTTTAAGTCCAGCAACAAGATCGTCTACATATGTTTTTGTAGCTGCATCTGATCCAGATGAAGGTGCTCCTAGTCCAGTAATAGATCCACCAGATATAGAAACACTATTAGCTGCTTGTGTAGATATTGATCCAAGTCCAAGTGATGTTCTTGCAGTTGAACCAGACTCTGCAACCCATGTAGATCCACTACCAACAATAAAATTACCATCAGAGTTTGATAAACCACCTATAGTATCTAAGTTAGCATTTGATGCACCTTTAGCATCTATTTGATCTTGAATATTTGAGCTTACACCATTTAGATGACCAAACTCTGTATTAGAGATTGTACCATCATGAATTTTTGTTGCATCTATTGCAGCACTTGCATTTATATCTGCATTAACAATAGCACCATCATTTATTTTTGCTGATGTGATTGCACTATCTGCTATCTTTGCAGTAGTAACTTGGCTATCTGCTATGTGTGCAGTATCAATAGATCCATCTGTATAGTGTTCACTATTGATTGCATCATCAGCAATTTTTGCTCCAGTAATTGCATCAGCTGCTATTTTTGCAGTTGTTACATTTGCGTCTGTAATTTTAGCAGTTGTAATTTGTGCGTCTGCAATATGAGCTGTATCTATTGAACCATCTACATAGTGTTCACTATCAATACTATCGTCTGCAATCTTAGAACCATTAACAGCATCTGCTGCAATTTTAGCTGTAGATACAGCATTAGATGTAAGATTAGCTGCAGCTATTACATTTTCTGGTATTGAATTATTTGTTTGAGAAAGTATTGCTAAATATATAACTATACTTTCATTTGATAATGATCCACTATCCCAAGTAACATTTACTGTTGTATTTGTAGAAAATGATGAACTAGATATAGTTCCAAATATTGTTCCTGTAGAAGATCCAATAGCTTTTACTCGTCTACTTGCATGATAAAAAGAAGTTACATTTACTCCTGCTATAGTAAATGATGTACCACTTGCATAAGCACAAGTATGTGCACCATCTCCATCTCCATAGATTACCCATTGAGCATCATTATACCATTCTCTTACATCAGCTGCTACAGCTCTAAAAGCATTATTAATATTAGAAGGCAACATACCTTCTGCAATACTAATACCTCCTACTGAAGAATTGTTTGCTGCTGTTGTACTATAATCTTTTATTCCTGCCATATTTCTCCTTAGTTCATAAACCAAGCAAAAGCTTTATCGCTTTCTGTATTGTTTTTATTTATTAATCTGTTGACTGCTTCTTCAAGTTGTCTTTGAAAAAATTCTTGTGTTTCAAATGAATATCTTACATTATCTATATTAGTTTTTTCACTCATCTTATACCTGCTCTTGATGCTACAAAGTCTACTCCTTGTGCATGTGTAAATGTAGTACCAGATGCAACTTTTACATTTGCTCTAATATATCTACCAGATTTACGCACAGGATTCATACCACTAGCATTTTGTGTTACTGATGATGATTCTGTTTCATCATCTGCTATTCTTTCTCTTGTTTTAATTGTTAGTGTAGATATTGAATCTACAATAGGTCTTACACCAGTTACATTAGCTCTTTGTCCAGGAAAAGGTTCTAATTCAGAAGTTTCTACTTCACATTGATTATTAGTTCCTGAAAAAATTGCTGCCTTAAAATTATTATCTATAGCACCTAAAAATAATTGTCCACCACTCCAAAAATCTGTATCTAATGCAGCATTAATATTTTCTAAATTTTGAGATATAATATCCATTAATTCTACTGTATATGCTCCTACAAACTGAGAAAAAATTGTACTTGCATTTGTTTCACCAAGAGTCCATTTTTTTGTTGCATAATTGTATATTAATATTCTATCACAAATACCAGTTGTATTTGAAGTATTATTTATACTTGGGTACAACCATATTGCTAACTGATTAAATGGATCTACAGCTGCACATATTCTATCTGTAAATGCTTTATTTACATTAAGATCAAAAAATCTATTAATTTTTTCTGCTCCAATAGGTGTAATAGAATCACCACTTAATTGATAAAATCCATCATCAGAATAAAAGAATACATTTCTATTATCTTGACATACTGTTCTTCCATATACAGCTCCTCTGTTAGGAGATATAACTGATAATCTGAATACTACTGCTCCACCAACATAGTCCATACGAATTATTTGATTTTGTCTAAAAACATATCCTATCTCACCAGATGTAATATGTACTACTTGTCCACCAGAACCAGGTAAATCTTGAAAATCAGATTGTTTACCTGACCATGTAGCAATATCATTTATACCAGACCATTGTATTCTATTAGTTTTATTTGTATGGTTACCTGTAACAAAAAAATCTCGAACAACACCTGAAACTCTAAATACTGGTACAGTTCCTACAGAAGCTATACTACTTAGATTAGCAAAATTAGTTGAAGTACCCATTTCATAATATTGAGCAGGATCTATACCATTACTTGCAATTACATATTGTCCAAATTGTGTAAATGTAAAAAAATCTGTATCACCACCAGTTAAACTAGATTTTCTAGATGTAAATGTTCCTGATGATAATTGAAAAATATCTGAATTTGATGCTGTAAAGTTATATACAGTATTTGTATTATCTCTAAAAGATCCTGCACCTCTAGAATTTTTAGCCATATTATTTGCACTATAGTCAACTAAAGATGGAAATCTTTTATAACTATTAATTGTATGATATACATTTGTAGCTACATTAGCACCTGGATTTAAATGTTCAGGTTGATCTGGTAGCCATTCTCCAAAAGGTACTTGCATTATCTATTCCTATAAAATGATAAATCTGTTTGTACATCTGTTCTTTGTTGAACAGGTGCTCCTCCATATGTATCTTGTCTATCATTATTTTCACATCTTTCTAATGCAGTAGAATACATTTGCAACCATTGTGATAGTTGTGTTTGATCTATTCCACCAAGAAAATTAGCTGCATGATATAAAGATCCATATAAATATATAGCAGGATGTTTATTTAAAATATAATTTGTTGTATTAGTATCACTAAGTGCTCCGATAGCTTTATAATAAGATAACTTACCAGTATAGCTAGTGTCAGGAGCAGGACCGAACCTAAATTTTTCCACTTCATTATCTGCCTCGATTGTATAAGTTCTTGGTCTACCAGTTCTAGATCCACCTTTTATTTCAAACATATTATGTGGTGTTATATATTCTAATGGAAATTTGGTAGATGATTGTAATATAAAAAATGATCTTACAGCAAGAAATCCTGTTGGTACTGTTACTTGTTCTGCATCAAGTGTAATATCATCTTGTTGTTCCATTTGTCTAATTCTTAATTTAGCATTGAAGTCAGCTTCTGTTAATTTTATAAAATCATCTTGTATCTCAGTTGTAAGATCTGATCTATTTAAGAAATTTGCTATTGAAGCTTTTAATTCTGAATATGTTGATAGTGCCATTATAAACTGCCTTCTGCTGTTCTAAAATATCTAAACTCACTAGAGTTTAGTTTAGTTTTCATAATTTTTTGTTGTACTTCTTTTGGTAATGCAAACCAATTATTAGTACCATTATATTCTTTTGCCCAGATCTGTAGTACTAATGGAGGTATACTAGCTACTCGTTTCATTTCTTTTGCTTTAGACAAGTATCCATTATCATGATTATAAAGCTCTTTATTTCTTTTCAACAAAGGATTTACATCTTGTTGATTATTAATAGTTAGCTTACCATCTGATTCTTGGATATACTTAGTCTTTATACCACCATCGTATTCTACAGATCGAACTTTTCCCATTACTCTGATAATTCAGTTACGTATAAATTAACACTACCTATAACAGCAACTTTTTCACCTTCAGATACTTTAAAGTATTCTGCTGATTTAGATTCTAAAAATATTTTAGAATTTGTTGCTGTAGGTGCTACACCAAATTCAATATGACAGTCAGCATCTGGTATTACTCTAACATATTCAATGTTAGCTCCAAAAGCTGATGATGCTGCCGATGAACCTGATGAAGTAACTTTTTGTGTAGTAACAGGTCTCATTGCAAAATGTGACATATTACTCCTTATCTTCTGATTACAAAAGTTATGTTTAATTTTTTAGCACCAGTAGATCCACCATCAGTTATCATTTCGATAGTGCCATCTTCTTGTACTTCATTTGCTGCTGTTGGTTCTGCTGTATCTACATCTCCAGCTGCTGAACCTGAATGTGCAACAGTTATTCCACCACCAGTAACAGCAGTTCCACCTATTTCAAAAGATATTGCTGCATTACCACCAGAGATTGCTCCCTGTAATGATGATATAATTTTAATTATTTTACCTGAATCAGGCACTGGTACAAAAGTTGATGATGCTGTGCTGATGTCAGCAATTTCAGCATGTAAAAAATAGTCGTTTAATGTTCTCATTTTATTCCTTAAATGTTCCGATCTTAACCTTCTCTCAGATCTTCATTTTTATAGAATCTGCTGGGGGAGCAGATTTATAGGTTACCCCCCCAAACAGTTAATTTATTATGATGTTGTTAAGTCTGCAACAAGTCCAGATGCTTTTTCGTTTCTTGACTCTAAAGTCGCTTCAACTAAAAGCTGTCTTTTTTCAGAGTCACCAGTTTTTGCAAGTTCATGCATACTGAAGTCTCTTAAGAACGCTACTGCAAAGAAGTTCATATCTAACACATATGCATCTCTATCTCTAGAGAATCTGTTAGGAACAACTTGTAACTGTCCAAAATCAGATGCGTATACGTCTACAGAAGTGTATAATGTAGCGTCTGCACCTGCATCAAATCTAGTTGAATTACCAGTAAATCCTGATAATTTTTGTTTGTTGAATGGTCCTACCATAATCATTGATGGTTCACCACCTTCATTCCAACATGATTTAATTACTGATTTTAGAGAAGCTTCTGTGAAAGCTCTTTGAGTTCCATCAGTTCTTGCTGTATTACCAAGACCACCTGATGAACCAGATGCACCAAGATCGTCATTAGTTGCAATCCAAGCACCTAGTGTACCCATTTTTCTAGCAGTTGATGAGTTACCAGCGTTTTCTGCAATGTTTCCAGTTACAGTTGCTTCCATATCTCTTTTTAACTCTTTTGCTCTCTTAGCAATTTGATATGCTAACTCAGATGCTCTACCTGCTTTGTCTACTGACTCTTGTGTTCCTGTGATTACAACAGTTTTGTCCATAATCTGTGAACTATTTGAAAGTCTAACAGTTGCAGTTGATGCATCTAAAGTTGCTTCATCCCCTTCAATAACAGCGTTGTTTGTAACTGCTGCTGCTAAAGAGTCTGTTTGCCATTCGTGAAGAACTGCAGTAGCTTTTGTTTTAGCTGCTGAGCTGATGAATGGCGTATCTGTAGGTGCTATCGAATAGATAACATCAGAAAGATCTTCTCTTTCTCCTACTGAATCGTACGTGTCAAACGTATTTGTTGGCTGTGCCATTGTTATTTCCTTTGTTGAGATTTAAGATTAATAATGTCAAGAATCGCAGAAGAAGCATCATGGATGTTTCCTGTTTTACGAACCTTGCCAATTTTATTTCTTATTTGCTCTCTACCAGAACTTGTTGATGACTTCGCAACACCAGACTTAACTACCTTTGGAGCATTAGCTACTTTCTTTTGAACGATAGGTCTTTTATCTTTCAAAGATTGATAGCTCATTGCATCTTTTGCAACCATTAAAAATCTATGGTCTGCAAGTGATCCGATCTCCTCATCATTAAATCCATAACCTCTAAGTGAGTTACGCATACTAAGTTTGAATTGATCTGCTTTATTTGGATCGCTATACTCTGGTATTTTTGTAGCTGCTAATTCACGCTGTGCTTCAAGAAATTCAGTATACTGTTTAGCCTGTGCTTGTTTGGCTTTAGTTCTCATGTCATCAAGCTGTACTTGTCGTTGTCTTAATTCATAATCCAACTTAGCAGCTTGTGTAGGATCTTCATCATATAATCTTTGAAGATCTTGACTTCCTTGTTGTTGTCTGACAGTTGCATCAGCAGTTGCTATAAGTTCATTCAACTCTGTTAGTTTCGCATCATAAGATTGACGTAAACTATTCTTTTGAGATTCAAGATCTCTCTTTTCCATCCCTAAAGTATGAGTCTTTTGTCTATAATCTGAGTCTCTAGAATATCCAGCTTTCAGTTCATCAAGGCTTACCTCAATCTCTTGACCATTTACTTTTAATCGGTGGAGATTTGGTTCTTGTGATTCTGTTTGTGTTTCTTCTGTTACCTCAGTGTTTTCAGATTCCTGCTCTGCTGGAGCTGCTTCAGACTCAGCTTGGCTCTCTGGAGTTTCCTGTTTCTCAGTACTTTCAGGTTCTGTAGATTCTGCTTTAGTTTCAGTTTCTTGTTGATCTTTTGGATTCAATAATCCTGAAATTTTTTCAGCAGCACCATCTATATTATTTGCTTCTGACATATCGTTCCTTTCATGGTTGACGAATTTGAAGTTGCGTTAGCTTAACTTCGTTTATTTAGATTATCTAACTCGTCCTGAGTTAGTTTTCCACTTGTCATGATACTTTGTAAATGACCTCTGATTTTGTCTACAAGATTGTAGGCTACCCAAAGATATGTACGCTTATCATCTTCAGTGAATTTTGTATTAAAGATTTCTTGTTTATATATTTCAAGAAGATCTTCAAATGCTGTCTTTAGCAGGGGATCGCTGAGGAGTTGTTCTGCTCTCTTGCCCTGCCTGATCTGTTTTTCCTTGTCCATTTGTATTAAAGAATTGTTTTTGTCCTTTTATCATTTCTTTCATTAAATCACCAGCTTTATTTAGATCTGTTTGTTCTAACATAGATCTTCGTTTTAAGTTGGCTTCATCAATCTTGCTACCATATTTAAGTTCAAGTTCTTTTATTTTTAAATCAAACTCTAACATAGTTTGTCTCATTTTAGCCTCAATACTCTTTAGATCAGTATTTGCTTTTAGCTGTGCTCTTTGATTTTCACCTTGTACCTGAGCTAAAGTTACTTTCTCAAACTCTGTTGGTGGTTTAGGTGGTAATTGTGGCATTTGAGATGCACCGACATCAGGATCCATAAAGAAAGGTTCTACACTATTTAGACCTGCATGTTCAACTAATTTTTTCAAAGAATTGTATATATTTCTTAAATTAACCATTGGTCCATATACATTCTGTTGAAGTTGTATAGCTTCCATTTGTCTTTGTAAAATAGCATTAGTTAATATTAACTGCTGCTCTTTTGATCCAGAACCCAATCCTACTTGGACTGTAACATTAATTCTATCTTTCCATTCGTAAGGTCTCATTGGTATATACTTACCTCTAATTCTTACTATTTTTTCTTTTTGTTGATATTTACATACCAACTCAAACATTTTAAGTGCTAGATCTCTAACACCTGTTTCTGCAAATATTCTAGCAATCAACTCCATTCTCATTTGAGATTGAGTTAATACTTGGTTCATACCAGTTGCAGTTTTTTGATTTAGACTATCTGCATTTAAACCTTGTGATGTTCTACTTACACCTGTTCTAGTTTCTTTTACAGAATCTAAATAAGATAACATACCACTAGCTTGTTCTGTAATAGGTTGTGCTTGTATAGGCATCATTACATTACTAGGTGGTTGTTTAGTTCTAACTATTCCTCCAGGACGATTAGTTAATAAATCATCCATAGCTACTTGACCATCTTGTACTGCAACTCTGTTATTATTAGTTAGATACATATTATCTAACATTTGTCTCATAACAGTAGATTTAATTAATTGTATATCTTCTACTAATTCTGCAATAGATCTACCATGAAATCTGTGAGGCATGATAACTGGTGTCATAGATATAAATGGCATTGTATCCATTTCTTCTATGCTTAATAATTTTTTAGAATCACCAGCTACACAAATCTTAACAAGTTCTGATTTACCATCATCATTAAGATCCATTCTTACATAACACTCATGAAGTAATACATCTTGTGTAGATTTATCACCATCAGCTTCTCCATGTGAAAAGTCTATGTTTTGATGTCTAATAAATTTATCTTCTGTAAAATAATCAGGATCACCAGTTGGTAAAGATTCTACTAGATCTTTATCATATCCCATTTCTACTAATTCAGTTTTAGTTTTATTTGTTCTATGACAAACAAAGTTTGCTGTATCAATAGACTTACATCTTCTTTCAATTAAAAATTCTTCAGGTGGTATTGGATCTATTCTTACTTGTCCATACTTTCTAGTTCTATGTATTACAACATCGTGTAATTTAATTTTATCTAGTTCTTCACCTCTATCATCTACAATAGGTTCATCGTACTCTGTATGTTCTTTTACTTCTACTTCACCATCTGCAACAAGATCATTAAACTCATCATCTGTTAATCTTGTATATTGTTCTCTTTCAGTTTTTTCTGAATTATCCCAGTATATTTTAAGTATACCATTCTTTTGAATCAATGCATCTTTGAATGCTGTATATAATGCTGTAAATCCATTATTCTGTTTATAGAATATATGGTTTAAATAATCTGAACATTGTCTTGCCATTTCCTCATCTTCTGGTCCTACACCTTCACATGAGAAAACATTATCTCCTGCTGTAAAGATCTTCATTAATGAAGGCATTAAGCTTTCAACTGTGTCCATTACATCATTAGAGATTACTTGTGATCTACCTTCTTGTTCATTACCAAGAGGCATACCTAAATAATATTCTAATGATTTCTTTCGTCTAGCAACTAGCTCACCACCAATATAACCTGATGCATTGTGAATCTCTCTACTTACTATCGATAATATTTCTTGTTCTGATTTCTTCATACTACATATTTTGTATCTACATTAATTGGTTTATCCCATTCAGTTGTATCTAATGGTTCACTAACACATCCATACCTAAAGCTGTCAGCTGCGTGTGAACACCAATCATGCAGTGGTTTATTTTTAAAAACTTGGTTTTTTTCATCCCATTGTTTTCTATATTGTCGTAATGCATCTAGTCCTTGTTTACATTTTTCTCTATCAAACCAACATTGTTTCAGTGCATTACGTACTGATTCAATACCATGATCTACTTCAAGTTTAGGTGCTACTTGAAAATCTAATCCTAGCTCTGCTGCTACTTCTAATCTAGACTTTCCAGTACCAAGTTCTCTTGCTTGTATATCATGAGGAGCTATATGACAAGAATAAGCATAATCTTTTTCAGTTAGTACATCTACATAATGTGCTAAAGATTCTCCTGAGTTTTCATAATAGTCAATCAGGTGTACTTCTTCTCCAATTCTTTGTGCAAACCATATTGCAGTTGAATCACCTATCCCTAAATCCCACCACGTTTCTACACCTGCATTATCATCTACAGGCACGTAGCCGATTCTCCCATCTTTATCAGCTTTCGTTATTAGTCGACCATAATAACTTCCTGACACAGCAGCTGTAAAAGAGCATTCAAACTCTTGTTCATACTGCTCAGGTGTCATGATTGAACGTGCCTGTTCCAGTTCCTCCTCTGGAATTACTTTTGTGTCAGAAGATCTATATAGTTTACCATACCAATCTTTATGACCACGCTGTGCAAAATCATATACTTCCCAGAATTGATTATGACCCATTGGTGTGCCTATAAATAAAACCCA